TGGAGTGCATGAAACTACCACTGGTCTTTTGGTAACTACCAAAGATGGTGTGGTTGAAATGATTGAAACCAAAGAACCTGCCGAAGTTGCAGAAGTTGAAGTTGAAAATCAGTTTGCATCCGTTGAGCAGTTCGATGCACTCCGTGCCGCTAACGAAGAACTGGCAGCGAAAATCGCTACCCTTGAAACTGCACTTGTAAACATACTTGGTAAAGTTGAAGAAACTTTCAGCGTGTTTGAAAAGTTTGCAGCCACCACTCCTGAACCGACTAAAAAGCCATTCGGTTCAGTTAAACCCGAAAAAGAGGAAAATTTCTTTGGCTTTGTTTCCGCAATCAAATCAATCAAAAAATAAAATAAAATCATGGCATTTGACGTAACAGGTCTCACCAATTACACCAAAGAAGAGAGCTTAAACCTTCTGACCAAAGCGATGTTCACCGCCAAAACTGCACGTCTGTTGCAGGGTGCTGGACAGGTTCTCCCCGGTATCAAATCTGCTGAAATACTGCCTTTGCTGTATTCAGACGTTTACTTCCAATCTGACAGCTGCTCTTATCAGACAAGCGGTAACACTACCCTGTCCAAGCGCACCCTGACCGTTGGAAAAGTTAAGGTTCAGGAAACTCTTTGCCCCAAAGACCTTGAAACCAAATACACACAGAAAGCTCTTGCCGCTGGTGAAGCTATCGACATGGGTGTATTCACCGAGCAAATAGGTGCTGAAAAAGCTGCCAAAATTGCCGAAGCTATCGAAACTTCAATTTGGCAGGGTGATACCACAGGCGGTGCTGGCAACTTGGGTTACTGGGATGGCTTCCTGACTATCCTCGGAGACCTCGGTTTCGGTGGTGCAGGTGACCCTATCAAAGGTAACGTGGCTAACGCTTACGCTTCTATCACTGCTTCCAACATCGATGACATCATCACTACCATTTACAGCGTTATCCCTGCTGAACTGCTTGGAAAACCTGACCTGATGATTGCTATGGGTACAGATACTTTCCGTCTTTACAGACAGTGGTTGGTAACTGCTAACCTGTTCCACTACCCTGCAAACGAAATCGCAGAGATGGAGATTGTTGACCCTATCACTGGCATCAAGATCTACGGTCTGCACGGTATGAACGGCACCAACAAAATCGTTGCTGGTCTGTGGTCAAATTTCTTCTTGGGTACTGACATGATGAACGAAGAAGAAGAGTTTGAATTTATCTTCAATCCTTTCGAGCGCAGAGTACAATTCCACACCGCCTTCAAATACGGATGTCAGGTTGCTTACCCTGAGCAAGTTGTTCTTTTCACACTCTAATCATTTAACCGAATAGAGAAAGTTTAACCCGGGGGGTGGGGAAAAACCCTACCCCCCTTTAATTTAAAAAAAGAAATGAGTTGTGTTTTAACCACCGGATTTACCTTGGACTGCAAAACCGCAGCCGCAGGTATCAAAAATATTTGGCTCGTTGAGTTCGATGCTAAATCTACATTAACCAAATCATCAGGCGAAGTTTCTGCCCACACTTTGAGTGGTGGCAAAAGCTACTTCAAATATGAACTTGAAAAGGAAACTGGCTCCATGACTTGGAGAACCATTCCTTCAACCGAAAACGGAACTGTGTTTTACGAAGCTGACCTTGTTGCACGTTTGCACAAAGTTACCACTGCACAGCGCAACGAGATTAAACTTCTCGCACAGAACAGAATGTTAGCCATTGCCCTTGATGCAAGTGGTGACTACTGGCTGCTGGGTGCTGACTATGGTGTTCAGTTGCAGCAAAGTGAAACAAACTTCGGACAAGCGTTTGGAGATTTCAAAGGTCATGTGCTAAACTTTTTGCACAAAGAAACCGATTTACCTTTGAAAGTTCAGGCCGCTGTTGTAACTTCGCTGGGTCTTTGATTTTTTCATAGTGTTTTCATGCAGAAAGGGTCGCCATTTGGCGGCCTTTTTTGTTTAACATGAAACCGACCTACTTATATAGATAGGATGCTGTACATAACCAAAGCAGGAACACCCGAATTGATAATCACAGGCAGAGAAAAGGTGACCGTTTCTCCCGTGTATTATCTGTTGGTGTTTGAGTCCGAAATGTCCCAGGAACAAAAGGCATTTATTGTAACCGATACAAGCACAGCACCCAACAGATACCAGCTATTTTCATTTGTAGAGGGCAGCAGTGCAGCAAAAACATTGGCGGTAGGAACGCATTACTGGGCATTATACGCACAAACCTCCCCAACGAATACCAATCCATTACTTGCATCACAGGAAATTGACCGGGGATTGGCTTATGTTACCGCATCGCATACCGCATTTAACGACCACGAGGTCAATACAACTATTAAACAACACCACATCGGATGAGTTTCGACCTATTACGCATAAATTTTACCGAGTCAAAGTTGCCTAAATTCAAGGAAAACAAGAATAAAGGCATCGTTACCTATGGGGAAAAGAACGATTTTCCCGATACGTTACTTGAATTTTACAACAGAAGCCCAAAACATGGGGCTATTGTAAGGCAGAAAGCCCGTTTTGTGGCAGGTGAAGAAACCTTGGTGGATGGCAACCCCAGCGCAGTTAAGGTAATTGAATACGTGAACCCTTATGAGGGTATTCAGGAGTTCAAAAATAAACTGGCTCTGGATTATGAATTGTTCAACGGATTTGCCTATGAGGTACATTACAACAAAGTAGGGCAGATTTCAGCACTTTACCACGTAGATTTCAGCAATGTGCGTACACTTGACCACGAAATCTATATGTATGCAGAGGATTGGAAAAAGGCAAAGCACGAGGACATGAAGCACTATGCACCTTTCAACCCGAAAAAGGCCCAACCAATGGAAGTGCAGTTGTACTACTTCCGAGAATATGCACCTTCGTTGGGTGTTTATCCGCTTCCACCTTATCAGCATTGTTTGCAGTATATTGAAATTGATGTGGAGATAGCCAATTTCCACAATAACAACATCCGCAACGGGTTTGCCAACGGAACGCTGGTTCAGTTGTTCAAAGGGCAGCCCACAGAGGAAATTGCCTACAACTTTGAGAGGAAGTTTAAACAGAAAACCACAGGCACAGACAACGCAGGTGGTGTGCTTATTCAGTTCAACGAAATGAATGAAAAGTCTGCGGAGATTGCACATTTGCAACCTTCCGACATGGACAAACAATTCCTGCAACTTAACGAAACGGTGCAGGATGAAATCTTTATCGGCCACAACTTCCCGAAAATTCTGCTCGGCTACGCAACCGAAGGCGCACTTGGGCAGCGTAATGAAATGATTGAGGCATACGAGTTGTTTCATAAGTCATACGTTAACAAACGTCAAGTAAAACTTGACACTTGCCTTGAAAATACCCTTGAATACGTTTACCCCGGTATTGAATTAGATACAAAAGACAGCGATTTCTTGGGGGTTGATTATGTGGCCTTGCATCAGGTTGGAATTGTGACCGTAGATGAAGCAAGAACAGCCCTTGGATTAGGCGAAACTGCACAGACCGTTGTGGATAGCGCACAGCGTATAATTGAAAATATCAACAGCTTGTCACCATTGGTAGCAAATAACGTGCTTTCAAACATGACGGTGAATGAAAAACGTGCATTGGCAGGATTGCCACCTATACCGGGCGGTGATGCGTTGGCAACTGCACCAACAGAAACAGCAACTCCCGAAAATTTTAGCCATCAGGGTTGCGAATTTCACAAATGGTCAGACAATGACTTGTCAGTTTTTGCCAAATTTGGGGCTGATGAAAGCGAATTTGAAGAAGTGAAACTCACATTTGAACTGACCACCAAAGAAAAAAGGGTACTGGCTGTGGTAAATTCCGATGAAAAAGCTACATTGAAAGACATTTCCACTGCCACAAAAATAGGCGAAGAAGAAGTCATCAAGATTTTGAAAACTTTGCAGGACAGCGGTAAGATAAATTGGACTAATAACGCAATCAAAATCACCGACATTGGCCGTGGAGAGATTGCAGACACCGAACTGCCCAAGTTGGAACTGCGTTACAAGTACGATTTAGACCCCGATGCGTTGCCGTTGCAACCCGGTGGAAAAAGCCGTGAGTTTTGCCTTCGTATGGTGGACATGGGCAAACTTTACACCCGTGAAGAAATCGACCAAATGTCTGCAATTTTAGGTTATAGCGTATGGCTTCGCCGGGGTGGGTGGTACACCGTGCCTGAAAGCGAACCACCTTTGCATATTCCGCATTGTAGACACGAATGGAAACAAAGAATAGTAAGGAGAAGAAACAATGGCTAATTTCGCATATTTCGTAAGTGAGCAGGATGTAAAGAAGAACACCCCTATCGATGAGAATGTCGATAGCAAGTTGCTTCAAACTGCCATGCGCACAGCACAGGATGTATATATCCGTGATATTTTGGGAAGCACCCTATACGACAAGATTTGTGATGACATCAACGGGGCTGGGCTTGGTGGTAATTACCTGACATTGGTCAACAAATACGTTGCACCTTGTCTGTATCACTATGTGATTTTGGACTCAATGCTGCCATTGACCTACAAAATGATGAATAAGTCAGCAGCAAGTCGTGGCGCAGAAAATGCAAACGCTGTGGATGTTGACCAGCTTCGCATGATTGAGCAGCGTTACCAAAATAAGGCAGAATACTACGCTCCC